AAAGGTTTCCTGAAAAGAAATGGGATTGGTTTGAAATTTCTAGAAACCCTAATTTAGAATTATCTTGGATAGAAAGGTTTCCTGAAAAGAAATGGGATTGGGAAAATATTTCAAAGCATCCAAATTTACAGTTGAAATGGATAGAAAGGTTTCCTAAAAAGAATTGGAATTGGGAAAATATTTCAAAGCATCTAAATTTACAGTTGGAATGGATAGAAAGGTTTCCAAATAAACCTTGGTATTTCTGTAAGTGTAATCCCGAGTTTAAATTTTTAAAAGCAAATCTTATATCTAAAATATTTGAGAATATAATTTTATACTCGAATATTTTAAACTCTTTTAATGAGAATATTGATTGTTGTTGTGATACGTGTACTTGTAATCATAAACTTAATGACTATATCAAGTACTCCCACCCATCCCTTAATTTCCCTCTCCCTCTTCGTTTACGCGTGTGGCATGAATGTCAGGCGGATAAATTTAAAAATAATTTTAAAAGTTTTTATTATATTCAAAATCCAGAAACAGAAATAATATTAAAGAAAAAAAGAAACAGTTGGAAAAATATTTTAAAATTATACAATACAAAACTTAGTAAACAATTAAAAATTTCTATTATGATGTCTAAACGATATTAAAAAGTATTGTAAATAAAAATTGATTTTATATTAAATATTTTTTCTTTTATTAATTATGCCAAAATCTTATGAAGAATTCTTTGAAGAAAAAGCAAGAGAATATCTCGCTGCATATAAAATACAACAATGGTGGTTCTATATAACTATGTCACCAGAATATAAGATAGGTAGGAAGTTTATTAATAAGAAATATGACGATTGTTTTGAATAATTTAATAAAATTGATTAAACATTTTTTTTTAATATATATATGTATGTCTCGTAATAAAAGAACTAAGAAATTTAGAGAAGATATTCAAGAGGAATATGTTATATATTTAGTAGAAATTTATAATAAATATGTCGAAGATAGAGATAAAATAAAAAAAATATTATATGAAAAATTTGAATATTTTTATGATAATGATAAAATAATAGAAATATTAGAAAATGTGGGATTGATAAATTGGGGTAATTTTATATATCAAGGAATAAATTATGATATTTCAAATCACCCAAATTTATCTTTAGAATGGATAAAAAAGTTTTTTATAAAAGATTTAAATTGGTATGAAATTTCTAAGCATAAAAATTTCTGTTTCTCTTGGTTAGAAAAATATCCGGATTGGAATTGGAATTGGTCGATTATTTCAATGAATAAAAGATTACAATTAGATTTTCTTATAAAATATCCAGATTGGCCATGGGATTGGGAAGAGATTTCTATAAATGAAAATTTAAGTTTAGAATGGCTTAAACAATTTCCAGATAAAGGGTGGATTTGGGGGGATTGTGGAATTTCTATAAATAAAAATTTATCTTTAGAATGGTTAATACAATATCCAAATAAGGATTGGGATTGGAAATATATTTATGATTATTCTAAAATTTATAAATAAAAATTAATTTTATAATATTTTAATTTTAATTTTACATTGAATCAATAAAATCCCCTATAAAATCACTACTACTTGTAATCTTCTTAATTTCACCACTCTTTGCTTTAATATAATCTGTAATTACGTCTCTTTTCTTTTCAAATTTTTCTAATGAATTAACACTAAATATAAGTGAATTATTAAACTTTCCTAGAATAAATACTCCAATACTACTTAGAATTATATAAATCAATGATACAAAACTAATTAACTGAATAGAACTTTGTATCAGTAATACTATAAATACTAAACCCACAAATAATTTAGCGTTATATTCCTTATCCTTAATTTTCTGTTTAAGATATTTATTCTCTTCTATTAAATTCTTATTCAATTCCTTTTCATTTTTAGATACCTCAACCTCTAATTTATTTAATTCACTCAAATTATGGAGAAGACCTCTTTGATAAGTAGTACTTTTCTCCATTTTTTCATTATCTTCTTCTAATTGTTCCTTTTCATAAGTTAAATCTGATAATTGTTGAATCAATTCTCTATTTTTGTTATTTAGTTCTTCGTTCATAAGAATAATATATGCTTCTGCTTTGTTACTAGAAGAATCAACTGATTCTTTGTTTTCCTTGTAAATATTAATATGTACGGGGTTTTGTTCTTCCATTTTTAATAATTATTATAATAAAAATATGATATAATCAATTTTTTTTAATATTTTATATTTTATTTCAGATAAATTTCTATTGATATATTTTTCTTTAGATAAAATTATTTTTATTTTATTTAATCCCAATCATAAAATACTTTTGGTAAATTATCTAATTTATTCCATATAACCATAGGACCTCTCCGCCCAATACGCGTATTAGATGGAAAATTGGACCAATGTTTTTTTTTACCATCTAATAATATATTACCAAAATCCGCACTTTTAGCAGGTAAATATCCATTTTTATCTAACGGATACCAATGATTACTTTTATATTCAATATCAAATGTAAATTTAAAGGGTTTATTTTCTTCGCTATTATTTTTGTAATCATCCATAGTTTGCCAAGCATAAAATATTTTACCCATTAAATCTTTATTATGATAATATTTAACCCACGCATTTTTAAAAAAATACTTTGGATCATATAATTTTAATGTTTGTATTGTTTTATCATTACCTATGGTATCACCTATATTTCTATCAAAATTTAACATCATTAATTCTTCCCCCTTTTTTAATTTATTAATATCACCTATTGTTAACCATTTTTTTATTATATTTTTATATAACGAATAGGGAACCCCTTTCTTAACTAACATTTCTATTTTTTTATTAATTTTACAATAATATTTATTAATTTCTTCTTTTATTATTTTAGGAATATCTTTTTTATCTAATTTTTTATAATTTTTATTTAAGTGAATCTTATTTTTTTTTTTAACGAGATAACAAAAAGTATCATATTCTGCAAATGAATAAAAATTATTATTAATTACTATTCCACAGGTATATCTTGGACCTCCGTATTTTAATTTTAATTTATTTTCTCTTTCTTTTATACCCCGGAAAAAAGAATATCTATATAAATTATTATTTTCATATTTTAATTCTTTTATTTCATTAATTAAATCAATTTCTTCTTGTTTTAAATTTTTAGACAAAGTATCATCGTCCGATTTATCTTTTTTATAATTTATATTTTTATAGACTTCAAAATCCTTTAAACATTTATCTCTTGGTATTGTGATTATATCATTTTTATTATTCATAATTATATTATTTATATATTTTTATTTTTTATTTTCTATTTTTTATTTTCTATTTCTATTTTTTATTTTCTATTTCTATTTTCTATTTTCTATTTTCTATTTTCTATTTTCTATTTTCTATTTTCTTTATGTCAAAAAAATATTAGGTAATTTATCAAGATTATCCCATAATATTATATGTCCCCCAAAACCAACATTTATTTTTTTATCTAATTTTTCCCAATTTATTATTTTTCTTTTATTAAAGTCTTGAATATATATATTTCCATTTGATACAATATGCCACCTTTCTTTTATATAATGTACATGAAAATTAAATTTATAAGGTTTTTCTTTTTCTTGTTGAAATTGAAATTTTATTAAACCTTGTAAATTATTATCTATTGTAATTTCTGCCCAATTTTCTTTAAAAAAATTTTTTGGTTTATAGTTTTTATTTATTTTATTTTTTTTAATAATAAAATTATAAATATCAGAATCTAAAATTAATACTTTAATTTTATCACCTTTTTTAAATTTAATTATATCTTCTATTTTTAAATAAAATTTTTTACATTTAGATAACCATATATTATAAGGAAATCCATTTTTCTCTAATATTTCTATTTTTTTTTCTTTTTTACAAGAAAAATTTATAATAAGTTCATCATTAATTAATTCTTTTTTGGAAAGTTTTTTATAATTTTTTTCTAAATTCTTTTTTACATTTTCAGTTAATTTTAAATGTTTACTAAAATAACAATTATCCAAACATTTATATAAAAACCCATTTCTTATAATACCTTCAATATATTTTGGACCTCCATATTTTTTTTCTTTTTTAGTATTAGTTAATGACGGAGAGTATATACTACTTGATTTAGACAAGGAATTAGATACAGAATTATTATTTTTTTTAGTTACATATTTTTTTTTGTTTACAATATTTTTATAATTAATATTTTTATAAACAACATACTCTTTTAAACAGTCTTTTTTAGGTATTAAAATTATATCATTATTCATATTTAATAATATAACATATTTAATTTTTAGGAAAATTTTATATATATTTTTTATATACTCTTTTTCAGATAAATTTCTATTTTTTCTTCTAAACCCCAAGGCATTTTCAATATAATCCTTTTTTGTAAATCATAATCTCTATTTAATCCTGATAAATAATTCGGACAACTGTGTGTTAAATTATCATAATTCCCTATACTAATTATTATTCCCCCTTCATATGAATTTAATAATTCACACGCTAATTTATCTTCTTTTATATAAGATAATATTAAAGCTCCTCTTTGGTGTTCTAATTCGTTCATATTTTTAATATATTCTACACCATCTTGTTCTATTACGTCCAACCAAGAATTAGGTTCTTTTTGATTATCAATTGAAGTAGTAATAAAACCCGTAAATTCATTAAATAAAAAAGTATGAAACGCATTACCACAACACGGATCAATTATATATTTTATATTAAAAGTTTTTAAATAATCTGCTATTATTAGTAAAATATCATAAGGTATTACTGTCTGTGAAAATATTTCCACAAAATACTTTTTTATTATTTCTTCTACAGGTAATTTTAATTTATATTCCAGTTTACTATACATATTTCGTTTAATATACAAATATCTTTCTTTAAATTTACTTTTAAATGTTTGATTTGATATATAATCTCTGTAAAATTCCTGAGTAACTTGCTTGGTTATTGTATCATATTTATATTCATATTTCATATCAGTAATAATATATGTCATTTAATTTAATTATAGTTAACACCTTAATTATTTTTAAAAAATAAAGAATAAATAAAATTATTATCTTTATTCAATCTTTTTACGTATATATTTGATTTTCTAATTATTTCAATTTAAATAAATAATTAGTTAATAATATCAATGAAAACAATCTTGGAATTAGAAACTGGGGAAAAATTCGAAGGTTTTAATTTCGGTTTTAATTCTTCTACTACAGGGGAATTAGTCTTCCAAACTGGAATTACCGGTTATCCTGAAACTATTACAGATCCTTCATATTCGGGACAATTAATTGTATTTACTACACCTTTAATAAATAATTACGGATTCCCAAAAGATATAATAAATAATTACGGTATTAATGAAGCAATTGAATCTGATAAACCTAGTTGTAAAGCAATCATAGTTCAAGAATATACTAAAAATAGTAGTCACTATAACGCACAAAAATCATTTGAAGATTGGTTAATTAAAAATGAAGTAGTTGCTTTAGATGGAATTGATACCAGACAATTAACGAAAATTATTAGAGAAAAAGGAAGTTGTAAAGCCCGAATTTATCAAGAAGGATTAAGTAAACCAGAATTTATTGATATTGGGAAAATGAATTTAATAGAAGATATTGTATCTAAAACTTTAAAAACATATGGGAATATTTCAAATCCTAAAATATTATTTTTTGATTGTGGAGCTAAAAATAGTCAATTAACTTCATTATTAAATAGAAATTTATGTTTAGATAGAGTTCCATATGATTATGAAATAGATTTAGGTAGAATTAAAAATTATGCCGGTATTTTTATTAGTAATGGACCAGGAAATCCAGAGCAATTACCTAAATTAATTTCATTTATTAAAAGTGTTATGGAAAATGATATTAATATTCCTATTTTTGGTATTTGTTTAGGTCATCAAATTATGGGTTTAGCAGCAGGTTTTAAAGTTACTAAAATGAAATATGGTAATAGAGGGCAAAATATTCCTTGTGGATTTGTAGATAATGAATTAACACATAGAACCATTATTACTTCTCAGAATCACGGATATGCCGTTAAAAATATTAATCTTACAAATTGGGAAGAGTTATTTAGGAATATAAATGATAATAGTAATGAGGGTATATGTCATAAAACTAAACCATATTTTAGTGTCCAATTTCATCCAGAAGCAAGAGGTGGTCCAGAAGACGCAAATTTTATTTTTGACATTTTTAGGGATTTAGTTTCAAATGGAAATGTTAATGAGAATGTGAAATCTTTAATTAGGGATTCCTTAGATTATCCTAAATTAAACCAAGAACTTAAAACCGAAGGGAAAGTATTAATTTTAGGTTCTGGGGGATTAAGTATAGGACAAGCAGGAGAATTTGATTATTCGGGAAGTCAGGCAATTAAGGCATATAAGGAATGTGGTTTAGAAGTTATATTAATAAATCCAAATATTGCGACAATACAGACAAGTAAAGGTTTGGCAGATAAAATTTATTATACTCCTATTACTTTAGATTTTGTGAAAAAGATTATAAGGGAAGAAAAACCAAATTATTTATCAGTATCATTTGGAGGTCAAACTGCTCTTAATTGTGGTATTCAATTAAAGGATGACGGAATATTGGAAGATTTAAATGTTCAAGTTTTAGGTACTAACCTTAATTCGGTTATGATATCTGAAGACAGAGATAAATTCAAACAGGTTTTAAAGGAAATTGATATAGAAGTTCCTCTTTCTGATTGTTCTAATAATTTAGAAGATTCAATTTCTATCGCAAATAAAATAGGATATCCAGTATTAGTTAGAGCCGGTTTTTGTTTAGGTGGTCAAGGTAGCGGATTTGCGAATAATAACAGAGAATTAGAAGTCTTAGTGGAAAAGGCACTTCAAATTTCACATACTGTTATTATAGATAAAAGTTTAAAAGGTTGGAAAGAGTTAGAATATGAAATTATTAGGGATGAATATAATAATTGTATTTCAGTATGTAATATGGAAAATTTCGATCCATTGGGAGTCCATACAGGTGAATCTATTGTGGTTGCTCCTAGTCAAACTTTGAATGATTTAGAGTATCAAAAACTTAGGTCAGTATGTTTTAAAATAGTTAGAAAAATGGGGATAGTGGGGGAATGTAACGTTCAATTTGCTTTAGATACGAATTCCAGTAAGTTTTATGTTATTGAGATGAACGCTAGATTAAGTAGGTCTTCTGCCTTGGCTTCTAAGGCAACCGGATATCCACTTGCTTATATTGCTGCTAAATTATCTCTAGGGTATAGTTTGTCGGAATTAAAAAATAAGATAACAATGAAAACAAGTGCGTGTTTTGAACCTTCATTAGATTATTTAGTTGTTAAGATACCTCGGTGGGATTTAGATAAATTTCCTTCAACACCTAAAACATTAGGTTCGCATATGAAAAGTGTAGGAGAAGTAATGGCTATTGGTAGAAATTTTACGGAGGCATTACAGAAGGCTATTAGAATGGTGGGTGAATACGGAGACGGATTTATGCCTGATATATATAATCAAAGTGAATGGAAATCTGGAAACTTAAATTTAGGGAATAAATTAAACGCGCATAATAAGAGAATAAGTGATATTTTTAATATATTATATTTTAAATTATTGAATACAGTTGAAATAAGTAAATTAAGTGGAATTGATAAGTGGTTTATTTATCAAATACAGAAAATAGTTAATTGTTTTTATTCTTTAGAAAATAACAATATTTTCCAGAAAAAGAATAATAAAGATAAAGAAATTATCATGTATTGTAAAAAGAATGGCCTTTCAGATAAACAAATAGCAAATATTTCCAAAATAACGGAAACTGAAATAAGAAGATTTAGGTATCAAAATAATATAGTTCCTTTTGTCAAACAAATTGATACTGTTGCAGGAGAATTTCCTTGTTATACAAATTATTTATATTTAACTTATAATGCTTCGGAGAGCGATAATTGCGTAGTAGATAAAAAAAATATAATTGTTTTAGGTGGTGGAGTGTATAGGATTGGTTCTTCAGTGGAATTTGATTGGTGTTGTGTTACATGTATTCAACAACTTAGGAAAATGGGGTTTGGAACTATTATGATAAATAATAATCCGGAAACAGTAAGTACCGATTATGATGAGGCAGATAAATTATATTTTGAGGAATTGAGTGTGGAAACTGTCTATAGTATTTATAATATAGAGAATCATATAGATAATAAACTGGAAGGATTAATTCTATCAATGGGAGGGCAGAATTCCAATAATATAGCTATGGATTTATATCGTTTAAAATTAAATATATTAGGCACTAATCCGGAAATGATAGATATGGCAGAAAACAGATATAAATTCTCTCGTATGCTTGATACTGTTAATATAGACCAACCGACTTGGAAAGAACTGACTTCTATACAAGAAGCAATAAAATTCTGTAATAAGGTTTCCTATCCGTGTTTAATAAGACCTTCATATGTTTTAAGCGGAGCGGCTATGAATGTTGCGTATAATGATATTGATTTGGAATTATATTTAAATAACGCTAGAAATGTATCACAAGAATATCCAGTTGTAATAAGTAAATTCATAGAAGAAGCAAAGGAAATAGAAGTAGACGCAGTCGCGCATAATGGTAAAGTAGTAATATTGGCTATAAGTGAGCATATTGAAAACGCGGGTGTTCATAGTGGAGATGCGACTTTAGTATTACCGGCGCAGGATTTAAATAAGGATACTATTGGTAGAATTAGAGATATTGTATTTAGGATTGCGGCAAATTTAAATGTTTCGGGACCATTAAATTTACAATTGATAGCCAAAGATAATAACCTAAAAGTTATTGAATGTAATTTACGAGTTTCAAGAAGTTTCCCCTTTGCGAGTAAGACTTTAGATATAAATATGATTAGAATAGCAACTACTATTATATGCGATCCTTTATCAACAGATTCTTTAATTGAAAAATATATAAAATTACCAGATGAAATTCACTTTGATAGGATTGGAGTTAAAGTACCACAATTTAGTTTTCATAGACTTGAAAATGCGGACGTTGATTTAGGAGTGGAAATGTCTTCTACTGGAGAAGTTGCGGGTTTTGGTTGTAATCGAAATATCGCCTATTTGAAGGGTTTATCAGCAACAGGTTTTAAAATACCTTCATTAACGTGTACTAATTTACTATTATCTATTGGAAAGGAAAAACATAAGAATGAATTTATGCCGATGGTTTTATTTATATTAAATATGGGGTGGAAAATATATACAACAGAAGGGACATATAATTATTATAAAGAGAAAATAGAAGATAAAACAGAGAATATAATTATGTTATCGAAAAGTGAAATAATAGATTATATTAAAAATAAAAAGTTCAATTTGATTATAAATATACCGAATAATACAATATCAAATAATGATAATAAAAGTTTTGGTTTTACTATAAGAAGAATGTCTTTGGATTTTAATATATCTTTATTAGTGGATATTAAATGTAGTAAATTATTAATAGAAAGTATATATTATTATTATCATAAGGGAATAGATTTAGATACTTATTTTGATGTAATTAATACTTATAAAAATGATAATAAAAAAGGGAATAAATCAATATTACCTTCAATTATTGAAAATTCTCTACAATGTATTTCTTATAATGAGAAAGTTGATATAAATTTATCTAAAACGGAGATATTATTTACAGATAAACATATAATAAATAGTATTCAATTTAATAGGAATTTGTTAAGACAAATATTTTTACGAAGTCAAGAAATTATGAATATTTTTAATAAATCATTGAAATCCAACAAAACTTTATTTAATAATAAATTATTGGAAGATAAAATATTCGGTTTATATTTCCATACTCCTAGTACAAGAACAAGGTGTTCTTTTGAAAGTGCTATTTTACATTTAGGGGGGAAAGTTATAAATGTAAATAGTCAAGAATCGAGTGTTCAAAAGGGAGAAACTTTTAATGATACTTTGAAAACAATGGAGGCATATTGTGACGGTCTTATTATTCGTTCTCCTAATAATGAGATATTATCAGATTATCAGAATAATATTGATATAAAAATGATAAATGGTGGTGATAAATTTGAACACCCTACACAGGCATTATTAGATTTATTTACAATAAGACAGGAATTAGGAACAGTAAATAATTTAAAAATAGCAATAGTAGGAGATTTATATAACAGTAGAACTATTATATCATTAGTAAAAATGTTATTGAATTATAATGTTTCTTTATATTTTGTCTTTGAAGAAGAAAATAAAATGGATTTACCTATATATTTACAACAATATTTAATCGAAATAAAGGAAAAATCATATAATACAAATCATATAATAGAATACCATTATGAATATGATTTAGATAAAGTTATACCAATAGTAGATGTAATTTATATGACTAGGAGTCAAAAAGAAAGACATATGCCTAATAATGATAATTTATTACATAAAAATAAGTTAACAGTTCATAATTTTTCGAAAGCAAAGGAAAAATGTATAATATTACATCCTTTACCGCGAAATGACGAAATAGAAATAGAATTGGATAGTGATCCGCGAAGTGTATATTTTAGACAAATGAAATATGGATTATATGTAAGAATTGCTCTTTTAGAAATGTTATTTTCTTGATATAAATATTTAGTAAGTTTAATTTTATTCCAGTCTATTTTTGTCATATTTTATAAATAAAAAAATAAATTTAAAGGTAATTATTTATTTAATAATAAATGTTTAGATCAAAAATTTTAAAAACTGCGAAATTAAATTGTAAATTGTATAGTCAAATTATTATTTTAAATAAACCTGTAAAACCATATGAAGTAGCAGAATCAGAAGAAATAGATATTCGAATAAATGAAGAAGAAAAAACAAATACTAATACTAATACACGCCGAGGAGAAGCAACTATTTATATGGAATAAATTTTAATATTTATAATAAATTTTTTTTAATAATTTTTCTTACATAATGTAATTTTTTAGTTTTATGTATATTTAATGGAGGTGAAATTACAATTCCAAAATTACCTTGTCCTAAAATTTTATTTTATGAAATATGGATTGTATGTTAGAATGGCTTTATTAGAAATGTTGTTTTCCAAGTAGACTTTTTTTTCTTTTTTTAATAAATCATTACACTTTAAACAAATCAAAAAAATATTAACTCTTTCAAAATCTTCTGTATTTCCTGGTTCCATACATAAATGATAGTGAACGGGAAAGAATTCAAAAGTTTTCCAAATTTGGCTTTTTTTTCCATTCTTGACATAATTTACAATCTCTTGGACTACCATAATATATTTTCTTATAAGTTATAAAATATAATGGATTGTAGTATTTATGTAAAAGAGGATATTCTATTTTGTATTCATTTCTTCCAATTTTAATAGTATCCATTTTATATTAATGAAAATATGATATATCCATTTTTAGATATAGATCCAACGAGGTATAAATATTATAAAAATGAAGAAATAATAGATAGTGAAGATGAATCAAATGATACAGATGATACGGAAGATAGTAATTTTGGATTATTTGATTAATCAGATTTAATGATAAAAAAAATTGATTTTATTGTAAAGTATAATAATATTATTAACTATGTTTCAACGAAAACAATTTCAAAGTTTAAACAATTCTGTAAAAACTGATAAAAAATATGGTAAAGAAAACAATTTTTATGAATTAACACCTACCGAATGGTGGAGCATTGTAAGTATTGCAAGTTATATGAATTATAATAATAATTTTAGGTGTGAAGAAAATACATTTAATGGTCACGGGGGTTTTGGACATAATTATAATACCTCCCGTTATAGGAGTGAAAAAAATTACGATGAACCTAAAGATGAATTTAAAGAATATGTTAAACAATGGAAAGAAATGACTAATTTAGAAAGATATAATTTTCTAGAAGAACAAGAATTAGCAAAAGAATATAGGGAACTTAAAAAAAAATATTCCGGTCATTTTGATAATTCTTATTCTTATGAACCTGTAATGAAAAATGCACAACAAAAAAAAGATTTATTTTTAGAGTTAGAAAAGTTAGCAATGGAAGAAAAAGAAGAAAAAGAAGAAAATGAAAGATTGGAAGAAGAGGAAATACAAAGAACATTAGAAAGACTCCAAAAAGACAAGGAAGAAAAAGAAAGATTAGAGGAAGAAGAAAGAAGAAAAAAATTAGAACGACTCCAAAAAGAAACAGAAGAATTAAAAAGAAAACAATTGGAAGATGAAAAAAAAATGTTAAAAGAAAAAATTAAATTAAATAAAAAAATGGAACTTTTAGAAAAAAAATTAAAACAACACGAAACAACATTTGAAAAAAAACTGAATAATAAACCAACACCACCTAAAAAAAGAAAAACACCAATTCCGAAAAGTTTAAAGATATCTGTTTGGGATAAACATATTGGAGACGAAGTTGGAAAAAGTAAGTGTTTATGTTGCGATACAACTAATATAACACAAATGAATTTTCACTGTGGTCATATTATAGCAGAAGCAATGGGTGGAAAAGTACATATAAATAATCTTCTTCCTATTTGTAATAAATGTAATAGAAGTATGGGAACTAGAAATTTACACGATTTTAAGAAGGAATATTATGGTTAATAAATATAGAAAATAACCATAATTGAATTAGTGTAGTTATCTTAATATTTTTTATTTTAAACTTAAGGTAATTATTTATTAAAAAAAGGTAGAATATTATGTAGTAATAAATTAAATGTGAATTGTTAATTTTAAAAATTTAAAGGTAATTATTTATTTAAGAATAAATGTTTAGAACAAAAATTTTTAAAAATGTTAAATTAAATTATAATTTTTATAGTAGTCGAACTGTTATTGTTTCAAATAAACCTGTAAAACCATATGAAGTTGCGGAATCAGAAGAAATAGATATTCGAATAGTCGAGGAAGAAAAACCTAATAATAATACTAATAAAAATACTAATATTAATAATATAAATACAAATCCGCAATGGGGTGAGGCAACTATTTATATGGAATAAATTTAGTTATTTATATATAAATTTCATTATCTATACAATTATACGCAATTTTATTATTTTTACATATTTGTAAGGACGAATCACTCCAATAATCGTCATTTTCATATTTTAGCAAACCATTTATATAAACTAATTCTCCATCATTTTTTTTATTTTTTTTATCATTTAACCAACCATAAACAATTTTACCTTTATTATAATCTTTCATTGTTCGTGGGTTTTTTTTAGATTTCTTTTTTTTATAAATTGTTGCTGCTCCTGTATATAAAAATTTAATTTTTTCATATGATTTAATATCTTCTTTATCTGGAACTATAATTAAAGCTAATTCATTATAACAATTTGATTTAGCACATTTTTTAGATAAAGCAAGAGTCCTTAATTTTTTGAGAGTTAGTTTTTTCATATATAATAAACTTAGACAAAAAACAAAAAAAGTTTAGACAAAAAAAACAAACTTTTAAAAAAGTTTAGACAAAAAAAACAAACTTTTAAAAAATAAAAATCATAATAAAATTAATTAATAAATTCCATACATTGTTCAATATTAAATCTTTTTTCGTGATTAAATTCCGTCATATTTTGAATTAGTGCTAATATTTTTTCATTTTTTATTTTTAGTAATCCGTATAAATCTTCCAATGTTCTACCTAAACTATAAATATCACATTTATATATCATTTCTTTTTTTAAATTTTTCAATAAATTATTTCCAAAACTTTTATTTTTATATAATGTATAATATTTTTTCAATCTCTCAAGTGTTTTAGTGTCTTCTTTATGACATATATCATATGCTGCTTCATTTATATAAGAGTCATTTACTATTTCATTTTCAATTGTATCTATAATTTTTTTATGTATAATTTTAGACCTTACTTTTTCATTATCTTCATCATAAACAAGAATATCTAACAAATACATTTCTGGACTACAATATCCTGTACTACAAATTAACGAATGAATATTTTTATATATTTTATTGATAATTTGACTTTTACCGTAATCGATTAGAATAGGTTTGTTATTTTTAATGAGAATATTATCTAATTTAATATCTCCTAGAACTATTTTTTTTTGTTTTAGGTATTTTAGACTTAGTAATAAATGATTAATAAAATCTTGGAAATTATTTTTCACTTTTAAAAATTTTAATGTTTCTTTTTCTTTTATAGATACTCCACAATTAGGCATTAAAAATGATATATATTCCTTTTTATCTTTATATGCGAAAAACTTACTAACATTAGGTAATTTCTTTTTAATAGAAGAAGGAATATCATTATATTTTATAACATTCATTTCTTCAATGATACAAAAATGTTGTTCGGCATTTTTAATTTTACTTAGTTTTTTTGATATATTAAATTCATTATTTGTTTTAGACTCATTATTTTTTTTAGACTCATTATTTGTTTTACTCTTTTTTTTACTTTTTTTATTTATTTTTTTTTTAATAATTTTGCTAACATAATTTAATTTTTTAGTTTTATGTATATTTAATGGAGGTGTTATTACAATCCCGAAGGAACCTTGACCTAAAAGTTTATAAGACATTTATATTTAAATTATATATTATTTCTATTCAATTTTAAAAAAATTGATTTACATATAAATAAATATGTAAATTGAAAGATGAATTTTATGAGAAAGCCAATTGGCCATTATTTAAGATGGGAAGGAGAATATGATTTAGGATTTGAAGATTTTCAAAACTATGATGTTATTGTAAATAAAAATGAATCTGGATATAGAAACGAAGGTGTATATATTTATTATGACGACAAAATTCATACATTATCTGATTATCCAGATGAATATGGAAGTTTGCCAGAATGGGTTGAACTTAGGAAAGAAGACCTAGGATATTCCTATTTTAATGATTATTTAATTCACCATAATAGATATATTCCAATCAAATATAATGATTGGGATATGGGTAAAACATATGTAGAAGGAGAATACTATGAACCCTTCAAATATTACTATAAAGTAGTCAGTTTTTATACTGAATTTAATAGGAAAAAAGATGGAGCAAAATTTACATTACAAGTTCCAGTAATATTCGGTGTAAAAAAAATAGGAGGTCCTGTTAAACATTATAAATATATAGGCAGTAGTTGTGGTAATTATGAAGGGTCTACACGTTATGAATATTATGACGGAGAAAAATTCGAATTATCATATAAATATGATACTAATTATAAAAATAAAACTATGGCAGAACCTTATAACTCAATGACAGAAATGTTTAAAGTAACAAAAGAAAATATAGATAGTGGTATAGAATTAGTAAGGGAAACGTTGAAAGAATATTTCGAAAAAGATGAAGTAAATTATTTCGAATGCGATGGAACGTGTAAACTAGGTATAGATTCTCTACCTATAAATGGAAAATATATGAATTTAACTGTACCTATCTAAAATTATAAATTTTTTAAAACAACATTTTTTAAATTATAAATAATATTAATCAATCATATTTTTTTTTAATATCATAATATATATGAAAACAAATAAAAAAAGTTTTACAAAAGGTAAAATTACAAAAGGTAAGAATACAAAAGGTAAGAATACAAAAGGTAAGAATACAAAAGGTAAGAATATAAAAGGTAAAATTACAAAAGGTAAAATTAAAAAAGTATTTAATAATTATGAAATTAAAAAAATTTTAAATAAAAGACTAGAAAAAGATTTTAGTGCTTGGAAGAATATAGATAAAAGTAATTTTCAAGAAATAATAGAAAAATTTTATATTGAAAATAGAAATAGACATAAAATTTTAAAAATAGAAATAAAAAATAATAAAGTTACAGCGGATATGGAATATTTAAAAAAATATAATTTATTTCATTTGAGAGGTAAAATAATATACGATATGTTTAAATTTATCTTATCTAAAATAAATATTAAAATACCTTATTTAGTTTTATATGTATCATTGGGAGATGAAATAGTATCTCAAGAGTTACCTATTTTAGGTTTTGCTAAATCTTATAAAAGTAACGGTATATTAATTCCAGATTGGACATTTCATAATCCATATAAAAGTAAAATAAAATCTACATGGGTAAAACAAATGAAACAAATTAGTAAAATATGTAATAAAATTAATACCAAAAAAAATATTATATTTTTTCAAGGTAGTGATACTAGTTATACAGATAACCCTATGAGAATAAAAGAAAAAACATTTATACGTCGTAACTTAAAAAATGTTAGTTTAAAAGATACTTTAGAAGATAAAATACCAACAGATATATTAATTGATAATGAACCCAAAAGTAGTGTTACAGACTGGTGTAAATATAAATATTTATTAGATTTACCAGGAGCACACCCCTGGTCGGTTAGATTAAAAGAGTTATTATTAACTAAATCATTAATTATTAAAATAGATGTAAAAGATTATTGGATAAATTTTTATTCAGATATATTTAAACCAAATAAAGACTATATACAAATTAAATTTGATAATTCTCCTAGTATTAGCGATAAAGTAAAAAATACAGAAGAATGTTATAAGGAAATACAAAATAGAGTTAAAAAAATAAAACCAGAAACTTATAAAAGAATAACTAATTCTGCTTATAATAAAATTATAATGTTAGATAATCCTATATTAATATTTTATTTTGAAAATTTAATAAAAAAATATTTGAAAATATTTACCTGAAATAATAAATAAAAATTTACGTTATTTATTATAAATAAAAAATAAATTATTATATAAAATGGATTCCGAGAAAGAAATTATTTCTTTACTAAAATCACTTGAATTACATATCGTAAAACTTGAAAATAAAATTCTTATATTAGAAAATAAAATAGATTCTCTAAATAAAAAACCTTCAACACCATTCTGTCCAGATTTGCCACCTATACAACCACCATTTCATCCCAACTTCCCTAGTTTTCCTAGTTTTCCTAGTAAACCTTTTTAATTAATTTAATGACTATTGTGTATTTGCGGTTGGTGCACTTGGAAATAATAATCCAAATAAAATAGATGCTCCAACTATGTGCCATACACTATCACACTTCTTAACTGGAACTAACGGAAACAAACAAACATTCCATAAATACTTTGCAAAAAGTAATACTAAAATAATCATTATTACTGAAAATAATAATATTGCTCCAATTCCTGCTGCTGCCCCACCTGCTGCCCCACCTGCTCCCCCCATATGTCCTGAAAAAGGATCTGTATTTTTACATTTTCCTTTTCCCAAAGCGCAATTAACAATATTTCCAACATCTAATAATCCCATTTTTTATATAATTATAACAAATATTTTATTTTTGGAGAAATTAAACTTTTTTAAAAAAAAAGTTTCTATCAAAAAAGTTTTCTATAATAAATATTTAATTAAAAAAAAAGTTTTCTATAATAAATATTTAATTAAAAAAAAAGTTTTCTATAATAAATATTTAATTAAAAAAAAATGTCTATAAATTATTATATAAAACAGTTTTTGTTTTACAATAATTATCATAAATTACTACCAATATAATAATAGAAAATGCTATAAGAACCAAAGCACCAAACACATGCCACCCATTAACTTTCATTACAATTTCTTCTTCCTTACAATCAAATGACATATGAGTATAATTACCATAACTTTCATTATAACATTTATCCAATGTTATATTTTTTTTCATAAAATCTATTGCTTTATCTTCACAACATTGTAAATATGTCATTTTTGGAGTACATGGAGCAATAATTTCATTAGTCATTAAAACATTTTCACATGCATTTTGAAAGTAACTAACTACTAACAAAACTTTTGGTATATAAAAAATATTATAAGTCATTGTTTTCTTTATGAAGTAATTTTTTTAAATCCTATTAAAATAAATTAAATCTATAATAGTTATCCCTAAATAAAATTGATTTTTTGTAAATTTACTTTATAAATATTTATAATTATGCCCAATTGGTATTGCGGAACCGTAAAGATAAAAGGTAATATTAACCCATTTCAAAAGTGGGTAATAAATAAACTATTAAAAAATGAAGAATTGGATAATTTTGCTCAAAGTTTTTGTCCTTTATCTTCTGGAAAATGGGATTTTGGAACAGCATGTAATGAATGGGGTGTCAAATGGGATTTTAAAATTAGCGAAGTTTCAGGTTTAGAAGAAGAAGACCAAATATTTAAATTTACTTTTATGAGTGCTTGGAATTCTCCTTGTTATTTATGGAAAAATATAGAAGATAAATATAATGTAGAAATAGAAGAATATGGTTTTGAAGAAGGTGAATCTTATTTGTATAAATACAATAAAGGTAGAGAAAACTATAAAAAAATTGAAGATATTTGGTTTGAAGATAAATTTGATTTTAAACCCAGTATTGAAGCAATTAAAGATGAAGATATATACGAAGAAGAATTAAGTTACCATAAAAATGAAAATTGGAGTGAAGCATTTTATATGTGGCATACTATTTTAGATAAAGATGATAAAAATTGGAAAGAAATTAAATTACCATAATCAATTTATATTTTATTTAGGAATTATTAAGTTTTTTTTAATACAAGAATTACATATTTCATTTATTTTAAATTTTACTATTTGTATAAAAATATATATTTAAAATTTTATAACCTAATATATTTATGTTTGAATATATTGATAAACTTAATAAATATTTTGAAAAATATATAATATATCCATCTAAAAATTAGGTTTAGTAAATACTATAAATAATATTTATAAGGAAACTAAAAAAGGAAAACAACATCTACTAATTGCTAAATATCAACAAAAATATGGAAAATGCGTATTATTTTACTACACTTGCTAAGAAAATATTCATTTCAATTATCTCATAAACAACTACATTTCTATAAAGAAGAAGATATTGGTATAAACAAATTTACTTTAGGTCCAAGGGATTATAAAGATAGAGATAAAATAGGTTTATATGTAAATATGTTAGAAAGACATACTAAGAAAAAACAATTTAAATCTAAATTATAATATAAAGAAATATGAATATAGAATTAGATATATTAACATTTTATTCAGAAATGGAAGATTTAGATAATTTAAGAACTGGAATTAATGAAATTGATAATCAAATTTTTTCTTTACTCATTCAAAGATTGGGTTTAGTATATAGCATAGGAGAAGTAAAGAAAAATAATAATTTAGAAATTTTAGATAAAGAAAGAGAAAATAATATATATAGTAGAATAGATTCACAATATCACGGTAGAAATGGATTATTCCTTAAAGATATTTATAAAACCGTTATGAATGAAAGTAAAAGAATTCAAAAAGAATAGGAATTAAATATTATAAACTTCTAAGTATATGTTTTTTGTGTATATCGTTTATTTGGTCATAATCTGTTATTTCCTTTCCTTCGAAACTTTTAATATGACAACCCTTACCAGAACAACATATATGACCTATAATAAGTTTTGCTTTATATTTATATTTATTAATGAAAACGTTAAGTTTTTCTTTATCGGTAAAGTGAATATAACAATCTGTATTATCGCCTATCATTTTAAGAGAAATTTTTTTCATTTTTATATTTTTATTTAGCGTAATATTATAATTCAATTTTTTATAATATTGATTTTTTAATTAAATAGAATTAATTAAAAAATTGATTTAAAATTGAAAAAAAAAATATAATTCAAATATATTGTAAAATGTTATCAGATTCAGAATCAAATATGTCAAACGCTATTTTCGTAATTAAAAGAGATGGCGAAAAACAAGAAGTATCCTTCGATAAAGTTTTAAAAAGAATGAAAAACTTATCAGTAGGATTAAATATAAATCCCCACTTAATAGCCCAAAAGTTATGTAGTAGGATTTATAATGGAGTTCAAACTAGTGAATTAGATATTTTAGGAGCAGAGATATGTGCTACTATGATTACGGTTCATCCCGATTATCAAATTATAGCAGGGAGAATTTCAATGTCTAATTTAGAGAAAAATACTTCTCCTTCTTTTTCAGAAACAGTACAAATACTATACGATAATAAAGATAAAAATGAAGTAAAATGTTCTCTTATTAGTGAAGAACTTTACCAAATAGTCCAAAAACATAAAACTAAATTAAATAGTGTCATTAAACATAAACGCGACTCTAATATAGGATATTTCGGTCTTAAAACATTAGAACGGAGTTATCTCCTTAAAGTAGAAGGTAAAATTATAGAGAGACCACAATATCTATTTATGCGAGTAGCATTAGGTATTCACGGAAATAATATTAAAGACGCTATTAAAACATATGACGCTATGTCTGAAAAATATTTCATTCACGCGACACCTACATTATTTAACGCTGGAACTAAACGACCGCAACTCAGTAGTTGTTTCCTCCTTCCTATGAAGGACGATTCAATAGAGGGGATTTTTAGTAGTCTTAAGGATTGTGCCTTAATTTCTAAATCTGCTGGTGGTATAGGTATTTGGATACATAATATTAGAGGTGCTGGAAGTATTATTAGAGGAACTAATGGTATTTCTAATGGCGTTGTTCCTATGTTAAGAGTATTTAATAATACTGCGAGGTATGTTGATCAAGGAGGGGGGAAAAGAAAAGGATCTATTGCTATTTATTATGAACCATGGCATAGTGATGTTATGGAACTCTTAAATATGAGAAAGAACCACGGAAATGAGGAAGAACGAGCAAGAGATTTATTCTATGCTCTATGGGTTCCTGATTTATTTATGGAACGTGTAGGTTCAAACGGTGATTGGACTTTAATGTGTCCTGACGAATGCCCGGGATTATCCGATTGTTATGGTGAAGAATTCAAAGAATTATATGAAAGATATGAAAAGGAAGGAAGAGGAAAGAAAACCATTAAAGCACAAGAATTATGGTCTAAAGTATTAGAATCACAAATAGAAACAGGAACACCATATATTTTATATAAGGATTCTTGTAATAGAAAATCGAACCAGCAGAATTTAGGAACAATTAAGTCTTCTAATTTATGTTGTGAGATTTTAGAATATAGTGATAAGAATGAATCCGCAGTTTGTAATTTGGCTTCAATTGGTTTACCAAGATATATAGAAGAAGTTGAAATAACCGATGGAGATATATCAACTAAAAAATTGGAATTTGATTATGAGAAGTTAGGTGAAATGACTAAAATGATAGTTAGAAATCTTAATAAAGTTATTGATGTCAATTATTATCCTATTCCCGAAACTAGAAATTCTAATATGAAACATAGACCTATTGGTATAGGAGTTCAAGGTTTGGCAGATGTATTTGCGATGTTAAAAATGCCATTTGATAGTGAAGAAGCGTCATTGGTAAATAAAAAAATATTTGAACAAATCTATTATTATGCTCTCGAGGCAAGTATGGACTTATCAAGGAAACGAGAAAAACAAATGAAAAAATATAAAGATTTGTTAAAAAAAGGATTAAGTCCTGAATTATCAGAAGAAGATTTAGTGAAAGTCAAGGAAGATAAAGAAAAACTAGAGGAAGAACTTAATCCTATAAAAGAAGAGGTAAATAGAGATAAATATTTAGGTAGTTATTCTTCATTTATTGGGTCTCCTGCTTCAGAAGGAAAACTACAATTCGATTTATGGGGTGTTGAACCAGGTGAAGATATGAAACCTAAATGGGACAAATTAAAGAAAGATATAAAGAAATATGGTATTAGAAATAGTCTTTTAGTAGCTCCTATGCCTACTGCGAGCACATCACAGATTTTAGGTAATAATGAATGTTTTGAACCATATACTTCCAACTTATATGTTAGGAGGACTTTAGCAGGGGAGTTCATTGTTATAAACGAACATTTGGTAAGAGATTTAATTAAGTTAGGATTATGGTCCGACGAAATGAAAGACAAAATCCTATTAAATGAAGGAAGTATTCAAAATATAGAGGAAATCCCAGAACATATACGCAAAGTATATAAGATTGTATGGGAAATATCCCAAAAGACTATTATTAATATGGCAGCTGATAGAGGTGCGTTTGTTTGTCAAAGTCAATCAATGAATTTATTCATTGCTAAACCAGATTTTGGTAAATTAACTTCTATGCACTTCTATTCATGGAGGAAGGGATTAAAGACAGGTATTTATTACTTAAGAACTAGACCAGTTGCGAAAGCACAGCAATTTACAATTGATCCAAATATGAAAAAAGAAGAATATGAAAAAAAGTTAGAGGAAACCGCAATTAAAGCGTGTAGAAGAGATGACCCCGATTGTTTAACTTGTGGGTCATAAATTAAATTATTTATATATTCTATTTTTTTCTAGCAGATTTATTACGTCTAGCAGATTTTTTTTTCATCCTTATAATTTTTTCCACTAATGGAAGTCCAAAGTAAGTGGGGGTATCTAGATCTATATTCTACGTGGCTATGTATAATATTACATAAATATTCAAAAAATGGAGATTTTATTATATTATTATATTTATCGTTTTCACTCTTTTTTAACTTAATTAAATACGATTTATTTTGGGAAAAAAAATTAGAAAAAATGGTACCCTCTACATAATCATCTATTTTAGGTAATTTTGATAAATCTAATCCAAATATATTATTAGTTCCTATTTTTGCATTTAATGAAGTTAAATCTTCTAAAGGTATTTGATTTTGTTTATTTAAATACTTTATTTTTTGATAAATTAAAGGTAAATATGTAATAATATTTATAAAATAAAATAAATTACCTACTTTTTTTTATATTCTTTAAATTCTTTAAGTTTTTCTGTGTCTAGTGTTTCTGAACTTAATGATCGTAAATGTTCGTCTGTAATTTCTTCTGGATTATAAAAATATTGGTGTTTTGTTATAACTTGAACATAATCCATTTTTAATAAAGGTGCTATTATAGGGTCCTTGGTTCCTAATGGGTAATTTATCTGATTTGCTATACCGTTAAATGGTATAATACATAATATTTTCTCACAAATTTTCCCTGTATTTGCGCCAGTAGATGTATAGACTGGTATGAATTCTAAATCCGTACCAATTAGTGTTTTTCTTTTTTCTAATAATTTAATTAAAAAAAAATGTCTAAGTCCTTCTTTTGAAGACGTGTATGTAAAAGAATTTGAATAATTTATTATATTTTTTTTTTTCATAATTTATTTTATATTATTATATTATAAAATGAGTTCTTTGTATAAAAAAGGAATGAAACACGGTTCTGTTTACGATGGAGACCCTGAATTTTTTTATAAAGAAATAAATAAAATATTAACCACATACGCAACTAGAGGTGCAATATATAATATTGAAAGAATTATTGCTATGGCAAAGAAAGTAAATATAGAAATTGATTTTAATCATATAAGTGATGAATATCCCCCCTTTTTTTTTACAGCAGTTAACAAAATCGGATATTATCCGGACAAGCATCAGAGTCATTGGCATTGGGGAGTAAAACAAAAAAATAAAGAAAGTATTGTAGTAATAAATTATTTAATTGATAAGGGTTGTGATATTAATTTAAAATATAAAAAACACACTTCGTTACATGAGTGTATTTATAAAAGAGAAGAAAGTATATATATATTAAAATACCTTATTAATATAGGTTGTGATTTAGAAATAAAAGTAGAATGGAATAACAAAAATATATTAGAAACTTTATGTAGCCAAAAATCCGAAACCCCGTTTTTAATACAAAAAATTAAAATATTAATAGAAGGTGGAGCAATTATAAAAAATATTTGCGAAAATTATGACACATTTATACCTCCCGTCCAAGATTTTATAAAAATATATTGTTCTATATGGGAAATGAATGAAGCAAAAATGAAAGAAACTTTAATACATAAACAAATATTTTGGAATATAGATATACATAGTCAAATGCTAGTTGTAGATAATTCAAATCCAGTAAAAATTTTCTCTAAACAAAGAACCGCCATTATGGCAGTTCTATTAGTTAGTATAAAAATAGAAAAATCATACGATAGATTTTTAGAAGATAATTTAGAAAGTGACATAGTAATTCCTCGTAGAAATAATTTAATATTAAATCGTAGAAATGTTATCATACCTTCATTGCCCGAGGAAATTTGGCAAATTATTATGAATTTTGTAAGTATTACACAATATGGAAGAGGTAAAAATAATAATAAAAAATTAAAATCAAAAAAAATAAATGGCGAATTTATTAATTTATTAAATAAAATTTTAAAAAAAAATAATAAAATAATTTCAGATATTTTAAAAGAAGAAAATGATTTTAGCAAATTATTAGGATTAAATGACGAATATAAACCCATAGATACAAAAACAACAAAAACAATTAAAAAAAAAAATATAGAAAATATTATAACTGACGCGGATATATTACATTGGTATATTATTAATATTAAAACAGAAGAATTATTAAAAAATAAAGATTTTAATAAAATTTTAAATAAACTTGAAAAACATATATTATCAATTACAAAAAAAAGTATGAGAAAAAGTATGAAAAAAAATATTAAAAGTATGAGAAAAAGTATGAAAAAAAATATTAAAAGTATGAGAAAAAGTATGAGAAAAAATATTAAAAGTATTAAAACTATTAAAAAGTATTAATAAATTATAAAATACTTACTATAATTATATTATAATAATTAAAATTTATAATACTAACATATTTATTAAGTAATAAATAATTAAATAAAATTATAAACTTAAAGATATTAGCGTATGAGTTTATTAAAGAATTTATATTATGAAGAATTTAAATAATATATTATAACTATTTTTTTATTTTTTCCCAATCCTCTTTTTTTAATTTATGTAATATATTAAATTCTCCAGAATTTCCTATTACTTCTCCACCGTCTAAATTAATTATTTGTCCCGTCATCCAATTATTTTGTTCACTTGTTAAATAGGTTACTAAGTTAGCGAGTTCTTCTCTTTCCCCTAATCTCCCCATAGGTAATGTTTTAACAACTTGTTTAGAAAAATTGCCATTTGGATCTAATCTATCAAAAGCCCCTTCTGTATAAATAGGTCCAGGAGCAATAGATAATAAACGAATACCATATTTTCCCCATTCAGAAGATAACGATTTAGTTAAATTATCGCAACCCGCTTTGGCTATTGCGGAAGGAACCACAAAAGCACTACCTGTATTAGCGTATGTGGTTGATATATTGATAAATGTGGAAGGTATATTGTTTTTTATATTTTTTTTACCAAATTCAAGAGTAAAATTCATAGTTCCTTTTAATACTATATCTAATATTGAATTCCACGCATTATATGATAAATCTTCTGTTCTACTAATGAAATTACCGGCTGCGTTATTTATTACAATTTCTGGTAATTTATTATTTTTTTCTAATTCATTTGCTAAATCTAAAACTGCTTCATTATCTCTTACGTCTAAACTTTTCAAATTTACAATATTATTACTTTTTTTATAAATATCATAACTAGTATTTAATAATTTATTTTCATTTCTTCCTACTATTAATACATTTGCTCCTAAAATAGAATATGTTTCTGCTATTTTTTTACCTATACCACTTCCACCACCAGTTATTAAAACATTTTTATTTTTGTAATAATTATATGGTAATAAAATACTCTTATTTGGTTTTAGAATTCTATTCATAAATACTTTATTTCTTTATTTATTTAAATTTATTTTATTAAGACACCTTAATAATTAATAAAAATTTAAATTAATTTAAGAAATTAAGACCATATTTCTTTAAAAATGAAATTCTTTACAACTATTGTGTTATCTTTATTACCTTATATTACAGGAACTATTACACCATTTAACAGTTCCAATTGTACTTCTTGTATAGAGAAGTTTAATTATTTACATTCTCATAATGAGAGTATAGTCCAATTTGTAGAGAATATGAATGATTTTTGCAATCATTTTAATATTACGAATTGTCGAAATTGGACCAAAAAAGTTGATAAATACATTATGAAAAATTCTACTGAAATATGTCAAGATTTAGGTGTATGCGATGTTTTAGATATTGATAATTTTGTCTATCAAGACCCTTATAGTAATATCAATATTTATACTTATTATGATTTACTTTTAGCTTTCAAAGTAAAAGTGATTTCTAATTCTGTATTAAATTATACTCAATTATGGTCTGTTAGTGTTACCGAACCTTTCCAAAAATTTGAAATGGTTTCTTTACAGAATACATATGCTACTTCACAATATGGAATTACTTCTGGTTGCGCGGTTTGTAGTCCTAATAGTTGGGCTGAATATATTTTAAAAATGACTACTGAGAATTACATTTATTATTTGAATATAACTGATGGCAATGTTCTTAATAGATTACAATTAAATGGAAATAGGAAATTGGATTTACCTATTTCTATGGTACAAGAACCAAGTTCTAAATTTGTATATGATATTGGGTATAATGGTTCAGTTTATGTAAATTCTATGGTAGTAAATTCATATCAATCTTATTGTAATTATACTACACCTACAAATCCGACACCTGTTTCTCAGGAATGTTTATATAATGACATTGCTTCGGTAAATTGGACTAAAATTAGAATTCAAATGCCTTATGAAAGACCTCTATGTGGAACCGCGTTGGAAATGTATTGTCCTCATAATAATAAAGGTAAAGAAGATTGCCTAAGTTGTATGGTTAGACATAGAGAGGCATTAAATATGTGTGATGTTGTAAGTGAAGAGAATTGGTGTGATAGGAATTAAAATAATTTATTTAAAAAAATTATAAAATTGATTATAAAATAGTAATTTTTTTAATTAATAATGTCTTTTTGTGTATATTCTCTAGGTTCTATATATAAAGATTGGGGTATTGTAAGAAGATACGATATTCTAGTTAATAATAATCAAATGATTATCGGTGGTAATGATAAAGATTATAATACTATAAAAAAATGTAAATATTTTATTCCTTATAAATCAAAAAAAATATTTGGTTCTGATGGATTTATTTTTGAAAATATTTATGAAATTATTGGTGAACCAATAAAAATAAATACAATAGAAAAATGGGGGGAAACTTTTATTAATGAAAATAATTACTATGATAATATAATAGGAAAACCCAAAGAATGTATAAATAAAGTTAAAAGTATGTTAAATGAAGGAAGATATGATATTTTATGGAATGTGAAAAAAATAAAAAATTTTACAATAAAAAGAAATAAATTAAGTAGTATAAATATTAATAGTAAATTATCCAAAATTTCTAATAATAATCCTAATTTTATACAACTGTATAATTTAATTAATTAGTTTAATTTGTGTAAAAAATCACAAATTTCTTTATGAGTTTCCAACTTGTTTTTATATTCAACCGCGTAACCAAAAGCAGTTTTTCCATCTATATCTTTAATATGAACAATTTGCGGGTTCCTTGAAACAAGTAATTCACAAATTTCCAAATCTTCGTTTGAAACGGCATAATGGAGAACAGTTTCTCCGTCTATATCCTGTTTAAGTAATTCTTCTTCTGTATAACTCATTAATGTTTGAATATCTCTGTTTTCAACTGCTACGTGAGCGTCTGTTGATTTTTTAACAAGGTCTTCTATTGTAGTCATTATTTGTTCTTCTTGTGACATTTTGATTTTTTAATAAAATAGAAAAGTTATATTCAATTTTTATAATTATACTTAATTGCGAATAAATCCAAGAATATGGATTTTTGTTATACTTACTAATTAATAAAAAAAATTGAATTTGAGAAAAATAAAAATAGAAAGTAATTAGGGTTGGGATTATTAGAGGGTCCCCAGATATTACGCACCAGGTGTGTGATAGCTGATTAACGGGGAAGAAGAGGCACCGTTATAGAGGTTGGGATTATTAGAGGGTCCCCAGATATTACACACCAGGTGTGTGATAGCTGATTAGACGGGGTGAAGTGGCACCGTTATAGAGGGTTGGGATTATTAGAGGGTCCCCAGATATTACACACCAGGTGTGTGATATCTGATTATAAGGAGAGGAATGGGCGCCATAAGATATTGTATAAATTTAATCGTTTGTATAATAAAAAAAATTTTTTACTTTTGAATAATTTTTAATTATAGAGTTATATTATACTTATGAATACCAGTTATTATTAGCGGCATAAAAAATATAATTACATTTGAAATATGAAAATCATTTTGGTATTCATATTTTTTTTCTTTTTTATTTGTTTCTTTTTTATTTGTTTCTTTTTTATTTGTTTCTTCAATTGTAGAAGTCAATACAACAATTTTATTAGTTAAAGTCGCAATATTTTTATTTGCTTTAACTAATTCTTCTTTCATTTCTTCAAATACATGTTTGTTATCTTCTGTAGATATAACTTCTTGTTCTTCTGTTGTGGTAACTTCTGGAACTTCGTTATCCGTAACTTCTGTTACTCTTTCAATTCTATTCGTTTGTGGTAATAGTCTATATATTTCTTCTACAAATTCTTTATAATTTTGTAGGTTTCCTTGTTTAGTTACTTTTCTTTGACCTCCAAAATTAATCCATTGTTCCCAATTGATTTCCATAAGCGGTTGTAATTCAATTGTAGTATTATCAGAATGAATAGTATTAACTTTACAAATATGAACGAAACTATTATTTTTGGCTAAACAATATAAACCTCCTGTTTTAGTTACTGGGTTATTTTGTTTATTATCAATATTAATAATTTCCTTATCTTTTAATTTATCTTTATTAGTATTATATTCTTCTTTGGTAATACATTTAACATATGGTTTTTGCTTTCTATTAAATTGTTCCATTTTTATTTATTTATACTTTGTGTATACTTCTTTTATTGCTTTATTTATGGTAAAAATCAATTTTATTATAAGTATAAACGAATTAATTAACGTAGTATTAACGAAGTAATTAACGTAGTATTAACGAAGTAATTAACGTAGTATTAACGAAGTAATTAACGTAGTATTAACGAAGTAATTAACGTAGTATTAACGAAAGTAATAAAAAAAAATATAATATACTAATAATTCTTTGATATTTAAAATGAATATAGTTATTATATTTTTTCACAACTTGTAATCGTATCTCCCGCAATCCCACCAGTTTAAAGTCTTGCGATTTGCTATAGGAACAATAATAAATTCTTTGCATAAAATCTTGTGCAAATCATGTGTCTGATCCTTAACTATCTTTCTCTTTTTGCTGTGGAAGTTAGAAGGACTCTTAATGTCTCCATATCTGTCTTTAATAACACGTGGTCTATCGGATACAATAATCTTAGTATCTACAAATAAACCCTCCGTGTTTTTTTTTTGGACTATTACGGTAGTTGTAGTCTTTTGCGAGGAATGAACATATCCAACATCTTTGTTGATACGAACGCGTCTCCCTTTTGGAATTCTTTTTTTAGTTCGATTGCGTTTTTCAGCAACCATATCTTTGAAATAGTTATCCATTTTTAATAATTGAATTATAATTATTCAATATTCAATTTTTATTTATATAAGTAATGAAAACCACTGATAATAACCAAAACGGGTGTAGTTTCCCTATGGTTGTGACCGCTACAAGATAAGTCCGTAAGCCCGTAGTTTTTAAGAGATTGATAAGTAATATTATTCTTTTCTATTTTTATTTTTATTATAAAATTGTTATATTTACTTTATTATAAAAAAAAATTGAAATTGAGAAATCTAATATATAAAAGTAATGAAAACCACTGATAATAACCAAAACGGGTGTAGTTTCCCTATGGCCGTGACCGCTGCAAGATAAGTCCGTAAGCCCGTAGTTTTTAAGAGATTGATAAGTAATATTATTCTTTTCTATTTTTATTTTTATTATAAAATTTTAGTTCAATTACAATATTTTTTCTATTTTATTAAAGATATGAACCTTCGAGAATTAATAAATGAATTACCTTTGGAACTCGTTTATAAAATTATGTATTACATCTTAAAACCACAACCCAAAGAACTTACGGAAGATATTAGAAATTATCATTTCTATAAGGATTTGGGTTTAAAATTATATAAAAATAAGTTTAAAGAAGAAGAAAATGATGAAGAATATAAGAATTGGTTTACTAATGATATAGGGGGGTATTTGAATGAAGACCAGGCAATAATGAATGGTTTGGTTGATAAGTTTTATAATACTTATTGGAGACTTTATAACTTGAGAGATAAAGATAAAATAAAGGTGGCATATTCCTTTTTGAGATATACTAAAAAATCCGCAGATATTGAATTAAATTTTTTATGGGGTTTAATGAAACCAAATGAGAGAATAGAAATGATAAAAAAAAATTGTAGTAAGGAGGAAATAGCGGTTTTTATGTAAAAAAATTAAAAACAAAAAAAAATTGATTTAAAAATAAAAAAAAAAATAAAAATAATTATGGTTTATAATAAAAAAATTAAAATAAATAAAGATAAACTTAAATTAAAGTATGATATAATAAAGTTATTATTAAATAATACTAAACTGAATGAAGAAGACTTATTTAATAAAATTATTAATAATAAATCTATAACAGACTCTATAAGGGGTTATAGATTTGAGACATTATGTCAAATATTAACAATAACAAAATGTCTTAAAATAGAATGGACTGATTTCAAGGATGGTCAACTATCGTGTTTAAATAATTTAACAAATATTAAATCATTTTTAAACAAAAGTATATCTGACCGGTCTGGTGGAAAATCAGATTTAACTATTAAAAATGGTTCTAAAACAATATGTTTTAGTATCAAATATAAAAAAAAATTTATACCAGGTGATTCTGATATTGAAAAATTGAATGATGAATGTAGAGATTTATTCCCTGATTATTCATTAGGTTTTATTTGCAAGGATAAAGAACTTGTATTAAAACACGGTCATGAACATAAAAAAGTCAAACAATATTTTGATAATATTAACTTAAATAGTTTATTATTAGACGAGAATGATATTAAGGTTGGTCTTAAAATTTTTATGAATACATTTAAAAAATTAGAAGCTTATGATAATTTTTGCGAAGAGATAAATTTAAAATATTTAAAAACTTCTAGACAAAAATTAATTTGTAAATTACACCAACAAATAACATTAAAATCTTTTATTAAAAATTTTAAAGTAGGTGAATTACAACATTTAATATCACATAAAACACGTAGTGGAAAAAGTATAACACAGATTTTAATTATGAAATACTTAATAGAACAAGGTTATAAAGTATTATTTATGACTTCTGTTCCTGCTACCATTAATAGTTTTATAGAAGATATAGATAATTTTATAGAATTTAAGAGTTTAGAAAATTATATAAAATTAGAAGGAGATAATACAAAAAGTATAGATAAATCTTTTAGAGGATTAACTCTATGTAGTGTTCAATACTTAAAAAATGATAAAACTGGTAAAAAAACGAATTTTTTAAAAGCACATAAATATGACGCTATAATTATTGATGAATGTCATTATGCTTCTTCAACAAAAAAAACAAAAGATAAAATTCTAAATGTTGATGTGGAAGAGTTAAGGAAAAATATTAAAATATCAATATTTGCGTCTGGAACTTCTCAGAAAACACAGAAATTCTATAAAATAAAACAAAGTTGTATTTATAAATGGGAATTATATGATGAGGGGCAAATGAAAAAATTATATCAAAGTGATTTTAAAGATGAAAATATTATAAATGATATGGTATTAAGACATAGTGATCATTTTAGACATATGATATGTGATATATCATTAAATAGAGATTATACTAATATGCCTAGTCAAGTTTTAATGAAAGCAAAAATCCCTGATTTAGTTGTTGATAAAATTAATAAATTTAATTCTCAAAATAATACTAAATTTGGTTTTAATTGTTCTTCATTGTTTGCAAATAAACAAGAACTTTGTAAAACAGATGATGGAAAAGCATATATTAAATATTTACCTGAATTTGAAATTTGTAAAACGGAAGATGGTGTTAGTATTATGATTGATTATTTAGATAATATTATATCTAATAATAAAATGAAAAATACTGTAATGAAAAGAATTGAACTTAGTCAAAACCAATATAAATCGCGCAAATCAAGTAAGGATGACCCTAAGATGTTTATTATTTATCTACCTACACATACGAGGAATGGAACAATTGATATGATACAAAAAGCTCTAATTAATTTTTTAGAAAAAAATAAATTATGGAGTAATTATAATATTGTTGCCGCAAATTCTAAAGAAAATATGGGTGATTACAAAGAAGAATATAATAAAGAAATTCTTAATGCTTTAGATGAAACCAAGAAACAAAATAAAAAAGGTTGTATATTATTACTAGGAGATAAAGGTAATACTGGAATAACATATCATAATTGCGATGTTAGTATACATTTTGATGATGGTCACTTAGTTGAAACACAGATTCAGAAGAGAGCAAGACCCGGAACATCTGGTGAAGGTAAAACAATATTTATTAATGTAGATATGAATATACAAAGATCTTATAGAACATTGAGCGAAACTATAAAACAATATCAGGTTGGAACAAAAAAAGAATGGAGTTATAAAGAAATATTATTATATCTTTATCGACATCAATTATTTTTATGGGATGATGAAGATTTTAATAATGGAGAAATGTTACCAATTGAAATAGAAAACTATTTTGAAAGATTAAGTAATACAATTATTAATGATATTGATTATATTACAATTATGAATGAATTATGCGAAGAAATAAACTGTAATGATAGTTTATCACAACATATGGAAAATATTAAACATACTCCATATGTAAAATTAAACGAAGATATTGAAGGATCACAACAAGAAGTTCCTAAAGGAGAAAAAATTAAGAAGGCAATAGAAAAAATTATAAAAGAAAATTCAAAAAATGAAAAGGAAAAAGATGAGGTTACTGTTGTTATAGAAGATACAATAAATAAAACAGAAGAATTAATGAAAAGTAAAAGGGGTCTTCCATTTCTTGGATTATTATCTAAAGAAAAAAATATGAGAGATTTAAAAGTATTAATAAATGAATATAGTGATATTATTAAAGAAATTTTACGACCATTTATTATTAAAATAGATTTAAAATATGTGTATGATATATATAAATTAACTATGAATGATATTATATCGTCTCACGAGGAAATTGTTAATCAGATTATAGAAATTTATAGCACTACAACTCCTACCAATTTAAGAGTAGTTATAGCAAATCATTTCGTATCCAGTGTAAGAGAACAACAAGAAAATGCGGAATTTCCCACACCAGTATTTTTATGTAATGATATGATAAATACTATACCGGTAGAATTCTGGAAATCTAAAAATAAAATATTTGAACCTTGTTGCGGAAAGGGCAATTTTGTTCTAGCAATATTCGATAAATATTACGAGGGTTTAAAAGACAAAATACCGGATGATTATGAAAGATGTAAAACAATTATTACAGAATGTTTATATTTTGCGGATATTAATCCATTAGATATATTTATAACTAAAGCATTATTAAGGTGTCATATTCAAAGTTATACTAGTTATGATATTCTGGACTATGGTTTTAACGATTATTTAGGTAATACATTAGAATTAAATATTCAAGAATATTGGAGTATTAATGGTTTTGATTGTGTTATAGGAAACCCCCCTTATAATAATAGTCAAAATAATATTGGAAAGCGTGGAGGGGGTGATTTATTATGGAATAAATTTGTGGAATATTCTTTACATAAATTAGTTAAAAAAAATGGATATTTATCATTTGTTCATCCGTCTGGATGGAGAAAACCAGATAGTAAGAAATCTAAATTTAAAGGTTTATATAATTTAATGACTAATGATAATCAAATAATTTATCTTGAGATTCATAATACAGTAGATGGTATGAAAACTTTCAACTGTGGAACACGTTACGATTGGTATGTAATTCAAAAAAAAAAATGTAGAGATAAAACTATTATTAAAGATGAAAATGGTAAATTAATTAATATTTTACTTACACGGTTAGAGTGGTTGCCAAACTATAATATTGATAAAATTCAAAATTTAATTTTACAAAATAGTAATTACTCGAATGATAATTCTTGTCCTATTATATATAGTTCCAGTAATTATGAAAGTAGAAAAGTATATACATCTCATAATAAAACAGATGAATTTAGATTCTCATTAATTCATGCTACAAACAAAAATGGAATAAGATATATGTATTCAACTTGTAATGATAAGGGACATTTTGGTGTTTCAAAAGTTATATTTGGCGATAGTGGTATTAATAATGCGATTATTGATTATGATGGTTTATATGGAATGACGCAACATGCAATGGCTATAAAAATAGAAAGTTATGAAGAGGGTGTAAATATTAAAAAAGCAATTGAAAGTAAAAATTTTCAAGATATACTTAATTCTTGTATGTGGAGTAATTTTATGATTGATTGGAGATTATTTACAAATTTTAGAAGAGATTTTTGGAAAGATTTTATATAAAATTAATAATACTTTATCAAATAACATACTCTTTTTGAATGTTTCTTTTCACTTAAATTATTTTCTATTTTTGTTTTAATTTCTTCATAGCTAAATTTTCCATTAAAACCTTTCAAATACCAAGCACCTGGTTTTTTATCATTTATATAATTGGTTTTTGAAATTAAGTGTGCTTTTATTTCATTTGCTTTTTTTAATATTTCCATAAATGTTAGTTTGGAACTAAAAGATTTCTCTGTTGACAAATCTCTACTTCCGGAATCGCTATTATATCGTATAATTTCCATTTTTATAAAGTAGAAATAGTTAGCATTAATCAATTTTATTAAAATTGATATAAAAAAAAGTTTTTATTTTTAATCATATTAATAATGGCTAATAAAAACGGATATTCATTAAAAATACTAACTAATAATCAACCAACCATAATTGTCGAAAATGGTAATTGTTTTCAAACCAGTATTCTAAAAGGTTCTAAATATTCATTAGAATTAAGTAATACTAATTCTTTACCAGTTGACGCTTATCTAAAAATTGACGGGAAAAAAATGGGTTCTTATAGAATTATACCACAAGAAACTATTACAATTACTAGACCTATTCGAAGGAAAAAAGACTTATGTTTTCTAGAAAAAACACAAGAATTTTCACAACAAGGTTTATTTAAAAATACAAATAGAAAATTAGGAGAAATTGAAATTATTTATAGGAGTGGTAATAAATTCGACAGTGACGAAGAAGACGTTAGTTATCCTTTTAATAAACAAGTTTATCGATTAGAAGATTATGAATTTAATTCAGAATATATGAATAAATATAAAAGAGAAAAAAAACAAATACTAAGCACTATTGATTATGAAGAACAAAAAATAGAAATAGAATGTTGCGATTGTTGTAATTATTTAGAAGAAATAGAATCAGAACCATTATCTTCTATGGAAATTGAATCAAATGGATTTACTGCTTATGGTGATGATAATACTTTAAAATATAAAACATTTCAAGCTTTAGATTATGATTCAGACGAAACTAAAATAATCATTAATTTATTTATTAAAAATATGAATCTTTATGAACATTTAATTAATTAATAAACACATATTTATATGCTTTTTATTTTAGATTACCTAAATTAGAATAATATATTATTTTCAATTATAATCAATTTTTAATTAAACTATTTATAAAATTTAATTTAGAATTAAATATAAAATGGGTATAGACGGTAATAATATTCTTGTTATTTTGGGTCCAAGTAAAACTTTGGATATAATTGAAAATGGTGGAATTATTCTTACAGATGAAGAAGTTGATAATAATTCTGATTTAATTTGTTTAAAGGAAAATTATTTTAATGATAAAAGTAAATTTATAAGAGAAGAACCCCGCCTTAAAAAAAATGGTAAAAAAACTTCAAATTCCTTAAAAATTTCTTTCTATTATAGAAATGAACCTATTGATGATTATTTAAAATTATTATTAAATAAATACAAAGACTGTTGGTTTAAAAATGAATATGTTACAGAAGACGGAGATTGTGGTATATGGATTGGTGAAATATGGAATGGTAAAGAAAAAATACAAATAAGAGATTGGGGTGAATATAATCAAGAATATTATGTAGATAATGAAGAATATTATGAAGAGAATTAGAAGTTTTTATTTAAAAAATTGATTATTATTTACATTATTTATTTACATAATAATTATTATGGAAGGAAATATTACACATAAAACAAATATTATTGAAAATAATTCTTTTGTTGGTATTATTGAGATAGAAAAACCAGAAATAGAAAATGAAGTTATAGAAATTACGGAAGTTAAAGAAATTGCGGAAGTTATAGAAATTACGGAAGTTAAAGAAATCGCAGAAGTTATAGAAGTAAAACCAGTAGTTAAAGAAATTACGGAAGTTATAGAAGAAAAACCAGTAGTTAAAGAAATCGCAGAAGTTATAGAAGTAAAACCAGTAGTTAAAGAAATTACGGAAGTTATAGAAGTAAAACCAGTAGTTAAAGAAATCGCAGAAGTTATAGAAGTAAAACCAGT